ACGAGTATTGACGACATTGCTTGATTTGGCTGATTTGATTAGGGCAGCAAAGATTGGGCTTACGTCAGCCCGGCCAACCACGATCAGTTACGGCGGCCTCGATTATGCCGCGTACGAACTGACAATCAACACCAAAGTAGTGCCATAGGGCTACTAGACTGCCAACAGGCTTGCAGCGAGCCTCCATCAAAAGGAGTTTCGCTACATGGCAACTGCAACGACATACCTGGCCTCCCCCACGTTCGGCATCGGCCCAAACCTTGCTGGCATCAAAGACCTGACCGATCAGTGCAAATCGGTGGTCATCACCAAGTCGCGTGAATCACTCGATGCCACATCATTCGGTGTCACAGGTCGTCAATATGTAGGCGGCCTGACCAACGTGACCGTCACGGCAACGCTGCTGATGGAGTACAGCGCTACGCCCGGCACTTATGTCGATCTCACTGCCCTGGTAGGCACCAATGTCTATGTCGCAGTCAAGCCGACCAGCGCAGCAATCAGCGCCACGAACCCAGAGTTCCAAATTACGGGTGGGTACCTAGAGTCACTTGATTTGGTCAACGCCAGCCTCGGTGAATTGTCGGAAGTTGAAATCGTCATCACCGGCGGCACCCTCGTTGAAGATGTGACCGCATGAAATTGACCCTTGAGGTGTCCTACAAGACACCAGCAGCGGAATCGGTCACAGACACGGTTACGACAACGATTGCCACCGTTGCCGCGTGGGAACGCAAGTTCAAGCGTCGCGTCAGCGATTTGCAGGCTGGTATCGGTGTCGATGATCTGATGTTTATGGCGTGGCATGTGTTGAAACAAACCAAGCAAGAAAGCCGCGATTACGACACTTGGCTGGAAGCAGTCGATCAGTTTGACGTGCTGGAGGCCGCGCAGACAAACCCTACGGAAGCGGCAGCGTCAGAAGGCAGTTAGCGGATTTGCTGCTGGCTACTGGCTACTGGCCGCCACATATTGAGTTCGATGTAGAGGATTTGGCTACCGTGTTACTGCTGGCGAAAAAGGCGAACAAACATGGATAGCAACACCACCATTGAGATTTACGGCATCAAGAAAGCCCTGACCGAACTAAACAAGATTGATGCCAGCCTGCGTCGCCAAGTGACAAAGGATTACAAACGCATCGTTTCAAGCGTCATTGCGGATGCCGAATCAGCCATCCCGATGAGCGCACCCTTGTCCGGTATGAATCGCAAATGGGCAACCAAATCAGGCAACATCGTTATTCCGCCTGGTGGCTGGAATAAGGCTGTGGCGCGCAAGTTCCTGACAGCCAAAATCAGCACCAGGAAGGTCAAAGAGTTTCGGGGCAACCTGGTGAACGTTGGAACATTCCGCATCGTCTGGTCAGGCTTGGCGAACCAGACGTTTGACATGGCTGGCCGTAAAGCGTTCAATCAGATGGCTGGGGCACTCACCAACAAGTTTCGTGGCGCATCACGCGCACTATGGCCAGCATTCGAGAAAAACAAAAACAATGTCGAGGCTGAGATGCTGAAACTGTGTGAGGATGTTATGAAGGAAGTGAACCGCAATCTGGTGACCAATCAAGGTTCGTAGGATGTAACGATGGCCATCAGTATTCCTATTGTCTCCGAGTTCAACTCGAAAGGCATCAAGTCGGCCATCAATGAGTTCAAGAGCCTTGAAGGCGCTGGCGCTAAGGCACAGTTCGCACTCAAGAAAGCCGCAGTGCCTGCAGCCGCAGCGCTCACAGCCCTGGCTGGTGCAGCCACCATTTCGGCTAAAGCCGCTATGGAAGATCAGGCCCAGCAACAGGAATTGGCAAGGCAGATTCAATCCGTCACCGGGGCGACTGACCAGCAGATAAAAGAAAATGAGCGTTTGATTGCGTCAATGGAACGCCAATTCGCGGTGTCCGATGGCCAATTGCGGCCAGCGTTAGGGCAGTTGGTGCGAGGCACAGGCGATCTGACCAGGGCACAGAAACTGATGGAGGTGGCGCTCGATATCAGCGCTGCTACAGGCAAAGACCTGGAGAGCGTCACTGTTGCGTTAAGCAAAGCCGAGAATGGGCAATACACGGCTCTGCAACGTCTTGGCATACCGCTCGGAGAAAACACCAAGAGTCTCCAGGCGCTGACTAAGGCCGAGAAAGAGCGCGAGGCCGCCCTGGCATCAGTCTCGAAGTTGGACAGCGAGTACGCAGGCAAGTTGGAACTGTCAAAGGCTGAGAAAGAAAAATACGAGAAAGCCACGTTGAGGCTGGCCAATGCCGAGTTCCTGCTGGCTGAGGCTTCACAGCAGGCCGGAGACTATGCAACAGATTTGGCCAATGTGTTCGGCGGTGCGGCAGCAAAGAGCGCTGACACGCTCGAAGGCCGCACCCGGCGCATGACGATTGCCCTGGACAACGCCAAAGAAAACATCGGATTCGCCCTGATGCCTGTAATCGAGGCAGTCATCCCGGTGCTTGAAAAGATGTCATTCTGGATTCAAGACAACACCAAAGTGGCGGTCATCATCGGTGGCGTGATTGCTGGTGTGGCATCAGCGGTGCTGGTCGCCAACGCGGCAATGAAGGTGTATCAGGCAACGCTGGTCATCGTGAAGGTTGCCCAGGCGGCACTCAATTTCGTGATGGCAGCCAATCCCATCGGCCTGGTAGTTATCGCTATCGCGGCCCTGGTGGCAGCCCTGGTGCTTGCCTACAACAAGTCCGAGACGTTCAGAGAAGGCGTACATGCAATGTTTGAGTTCGTCAAAACAGCCATTGGCGCATCAGTCAATCTCATCAAGGGCTACCTGACATTCGTGATGAACTTCTACAAAACGATATTCAACGGCATCGCTAAAGCCTGGAACAGCACCATCGGCAAGATTTCATTCAAGACACCTGACTGGTTGCCCGGTATCGGCGGCAAATCATTCAGCATCCCGAACATCCCAGAACTGGCTGAAGGTGGCATCGTCAACAGCCCCACGTTGGCGCTAATTGGTGAGGCTGGCCCGGAGGCCGTAGTGCCATTGTCGCGCATGGGCCAGATGGGTGGCATCACGATCAACATTCACAGCCAGGTGGCTGATGCCAGGCTCGGTGACGTAATCGTGAACGCGCTGAAGCAGTACAACAGGCGTAGCGGCCCGATTCAGGTGCAGGTGGCATAGTGGCCACCAGCATTGTTCAGTCCGGCGACTACCTGCTGGAACTTGATACCGGGTTCCAGGTTGACGCATTCCGCTTGGACAACGCAGTGCAGGGCGTGTTGAATAACACCGACTATGTGCTGGATGGCACGACACAATTTGCCGATATCACGCCATTCACAACCGAAATCAGTTACAAACGCGGCCGCCAACGCACTGACGACCAGTTCGGTGCAAGCACCCTCACATTCACCATGCTCGATGAAACAGGAATCCTGGGGCCATTCGATACCAGCAGCCCCTATTACGACCCATTGAACAATGAGCCAGGGCTGGCCCCATTGCGCCAGGTACGTCTGTCGCGTAATGGCACCTACCTGTTCACAGGCATAGTGACCGGGTACGACTACGCATTCAGCCTGGGTGATTTGGATTCGGTCACAGTGCAATGCGCCGACGACTTCTACCGTCTCGCACAAACACAGTTGCCGAATTACGACCCGGTAGCAGAACTGTCTGGGGCTCGCATAAACGACATACTCGATCTAACGCAAGTCGCTTACCCTTCTGGGCAACGAAACATTGCCACAGGCACAGTCGAACTAGGCGGCACAGGCCAATTCGATTTGGATGCTGGCGTGAACACGTTGGCCTACTTACAGCAAATCAACCAGGCCGAACAGGGCCGCCTGTTTATGTCGGCAGATGGTGATATTACATTCGAGAACCGCATCGGCAGCAGTCTCAGCGCCCCGGTGGTTAGTTTCAAGGATGATGGCACAGGCGCGGCATACACCAACGTGACGATTGAGTTTGACGCTGATCGAGTAGTAAATCGCGCATACGTCAAGACCATCAATGGAGTGGAATCAACCGATACCGACCCGGCCAGCATCGCCAAGTATTTCGTTCAATCGCAATCAATCACCAACAGCCTGTTGCACACCCAGGCCGCAGCCAATGCACTGACCGCCTACCTACTTGAGCCTGAACCCGAACCGCGATACACCAGCCTCACCACCACATTCAGCCGCTTGACAAGCACCCAGCGCGATGACGTGGCCAGCGTTGATATCGGTGACACGATCAGCATCGAAAAACAGATACCGGGGCTGAACAGCCAGATTGCCGAAGAACTGTCGGTGGAAGGCATCGAGGGCAACATCACAGTAGATGGCGGCCATATCATCACGTTCTTTACGAGCCCCACAACGATTGTCTATGAACTGATATTGAATGACTCGGTGTTCGGGCTAATTGACGACACGAACGTATTAGGCTGAGGTACCTATGGCGACACCGTTTCCTTTCACGGCCGGGCAGGTGCTGACAGCAGCACAACTAAACAACATCACGACCCTGCCGATCAATGATCAGACCGCCAACTATGTGTTGGTGGCCGGGGATGTCGGCAAGCGTGTGATTATGAACGTGGCTAGCGCCAACACCGTGACTGTCAATGACAGCGTGTTCGGTGCAGGTGACACGATTTTTATTGCCAATAAGGGCGCAGGCACCACGACAGTGACCGCTGGTTCCGGCGTAACGATCAACGTATTAGGTTCACTTGCTTTGGCGCAATATGGAGGCGGCACACTGGTTGCATTGTCGGCGTCAACCTTTACATTTTTTCCCGCAGGTGTAAAAGACACTCTTAGCGTCGACTTCCTACTCGTCGGCGGCGGTGCCGGTGGCGGCACCGGTGGCGGCACTATTGCGGCGGGTGGTGGTGGTGCTGGCGGATTTGTTACAGGTTCAGGCATTATCGGTAAAGACACCTACACAATTAAGGTTGGCGCGGGTGGCGCGGGTGGCGGTACGTCCACCGGTGCTGGTGGCGATTCGGGCCAACCCGGTACTACGTCCGCATTTATCAACGGGGCTAACGGCGGCGGCGGCGGTGGTGGCGGCCGCGCAATTCCACGTTTGGGAATTAACGGCGCATCTGGCGGCGGTGCCGGTGGTGCTAACGCAACAACGGCCGGCGGAACCGGTATTAGCGGCGAGGGCAACAACGGCGGCGGCAACGGTGTAAACGATTATTCGGCTGGCGGTGGCGGCGGTGGCGCGGGCGGTACCGGTAGTAACGGTGCGACGAATACCGGCGGCGCGGGCGGTGCGGCAAGCACCAACAACTACACCGGTTCGAGCATTAGTTATTCGGGCGGTGGCGGTGGCGGCGGTGCTACAACCGGCGGCACCGGTGGAACAAACGCCGGCGATGGCGGTTCGGGCGGTGGTGGAACGGCGGGCACCGCTAACCGTGGTGGTGGTGGCGGGGGTGGCGGTGCCACCTCGACAACCGGCACTGGTGGCAACGGCGGCTCAGGTCGTGTCGTAGTGCGCTGGCTCACCGCAGACGCGGCAGGGTTCTCAATCAGCACGACAGGCACGACAACAAACGGTACAGACGGTTCGTACACGTGGTACGCATGGGATTCAACAGGAACATTGGTGGTGGCATAATGGCACACTTCGCATTAGTTGACGACACAAACACGGTGCGCGAAATCATCGTTATCGGTAACGACGACTGCGGCGGCGGCGACTTCCCAGAATCAGAAGCACCCGGCCAAGCATTCATCGCATCACTCGGCCTCGAAGGCGAATGGCTACAAACGTCATACCACGCCAACTTCAGAGGCAAATACGCAGGCATCGGAGACATTTACGACGCGGCACTCGATCAATTCGTCAGCCCGGTAAGCGAGGAAGAATGAAGTGGCAATACGTCTTAGAGGATTGGCTCAAAGCATTCGTCGCTGGAAGCGTCGCCGTACTTATCACCAGCGAATACGACGTAACAAACGCGCTAAAAGCCGGGCTCGCAGCCGTACTGCCACTGATCTACGCATGGGCCAACACGAAAGACCATAGGTACGGCCGCAAGTGAAATACCCCGTGAAACCAGTACGGCTACCAGCCGACCTGGTCAACATTCAGCCTGGGCGATTACCTGACTACCTGCTCAAGCCTGTACGCCCATACGGCCGCCTGCACTGGCTCGCAGCCCAGGCATACCACGCCATGCGAACCGCAGCACGACAAGACGGCATCCGAGGAATCAAACCAACTTCATACTGGGATACGTACCGCACACTCGAAATACAGGAACGCGGATTCTTGGCGCGATACACCAGGGCACCAATCGCCAACACCAAATCGGTACGCATGTACAAAGGCCAAAAGTATTACCTGAAGCCCGGCCTTGCAATCATGGCAGTGCCTGGCACCGGGTTTCACCCACTCGGCCTCGCAGTCGATATCTCAGAAGCAAGTGGAAAACGTCTCCAATGGTTGCTCACCAACGCTGACTGGTTCGGATTCTCATGGGAGTTGCAAAGCGAGCCCTGGCACCTGCGTTACTATGTAGGCGACAAAGTACCGCTAAAAGTGCAGCAGTGGGTGAATCTGCATGCCAACCGAAATCTGGGTAGCGCTGATTAGCGCAATAGCCATCATCACAGCAGCCGGACTACCGACCTGGATGATTGAGCGCGCACGTCGAGAAAACCACACAGACCACGCAAAGGTCAC